GTTTAGATCAAACTCCACGTGATTCAATTGAGTCGTGTGGCGAAAGTCTTTACGTCTTTCAACATAATACGGGTTCCCTGGTTGGAAAGACAGAATCAGCCTACCAGAGGTAAACTTATCTGCATTTACAACAAAGCGCACTACAACAGTAGCTCGGATTCCCATGTATCCCCTAACCTTCTCCAAATGGAAAGGGGACGCGGTAAGAAGTGCACTGTGCGAGAAATAACTCACATCTATTGGCGAACCAACAGCCTGAATTCCCTGTTGAATAGGGACTGGTTGGCTTAGTAGTTCACGTAGAGTTAATCTGCTCCAGTCGGGTGCCCTTAAGAGGTCAAACCCTGCAGTCTTCCCCGGAAGTTGTGGGGTGGCAGTACGGGCTATATTATCCGTACTGAAGGACGTTGTGGCATGTGATTGTGCCGCAGCGTCCTCTTGAACATGTACTATTGTACTTTCTTCAGTGGTGGCGGTCCGTTTAATTAGGTAGAGTAGCGCGTGGACCGACGCATAGCTCTCTACCCGGAGTTTCCCTGGACGTTATACTCTGTCCTGGTGTCGTACGACTAAACAGCCGAGAGTGTTACACATTAAAGCCTGACAGTGAACCTTTTGACTCCGTTTATCGGTGCACTGATGGTAACCAGAAATGTGCCTGGGCATTCCGCCCCTGCCGCGCGAGTTTAACGTCCCCGCAGACGGTGGGGCCGGTCAAGTATGACCGGCCTCAGGTTTCGCGAGTTTTAGGCCCCCGCAGGCCGGATGTTTTTGCACTTCAAAAGTGCTCAGACATCCAGGGCGGAGAGTACTGTTGTACTTCCGCAATCTGGGACGACCACGTCAGGAGAGGAATGTCAGCCCCATACAGCTCAGCAGCGGCCGAAACCAGCTGTGGAGCGTAGGCATTGTAAACCTCCCTTCCGTGGAGTGACAGTTCCCGCAGGCTGTTAATCACGTTATCTGTTGTGATTGCAAGCTCAGAGCCACCTCTCTTTGTGAAGTAGCTCATCTCGAGGACCGTGTCAAGGTCCAGCGGGGCGACGATTCGATCAAGCGCAGGTTCGTACCTGAACTCACGTTTGAGGAAAGATATCTCTGTGATCTTGCGATAAGCAGGTGGGTTGAGATTCGTTTTGTCCTCGCACGTGTAGACCAGGCCCTTTGAGGGCGCGTGCTTCATGATCGTCTTTTGATTGAATACGTCAATCACGTCTTCCGCAATGTTCAGGATGTTGTCGTCTCCATACATTTCCACTCTCACGTTTTCTTCGAAACCCTTCATGCTTAGAGTCCGAGTTGGGTACATGTGGTATGTGCAGTCCATCCAGACTAGCCTGAAGGCAATCAGTCCGAAGATGGAATTCATGATCGAGGTCAGGGGGTTGCCCGAAGGCAGCCCGTGGTCCTGCTCGTATACCTTGTTCCCGGTGAGGTAGCGTGGTTGAGAAAGTGACACTCCAACCGCGTCAATGGCGGTGTTGAGTTGCGGGTCCTCAAATGCACACAGGATCTTCAGCACCTTGATAACGGCGGTCAAGAGCTGGCACGACTGGCTGTTGTCGTAACCGGAGAAATCACCCGCGACCACGTGAGGTCCAAGGCACGTAATGTGCCTGACGAGGTGTTCCCAGTCCTTCGAATAGGGGTTGATACCCACAGCGATGCCGTTGAAGATCTTGTTGTCGACCAGGTCGCTTGCCACAGCTCCAAAGAGCATGCGGGTCACGACAGTGGCGACGATGTCGTTGGCACGGATGATCCTGGTCTTTCCAATAGACACTTTTTCGAGGGGCAACTTTTCGTCCTTCAATGTGTCGATGCTGATAAAGCCAGGGTCAATACCTTGCTTGCACGCCTCTAGGGTGGATGCAACCTCCCTTTCGACGAACTTGGCGCCAGGTGTGTCAAAGACAAAGTCTCCTTCATGGCCGAATGCGGCAGTCTTCCCAGGGTTGAAGAGGCCCGGTCGGTATAAGGCCGACACTCCTGCTGATTTGGAACGTGGGATAGGCTTCAGGTTTGTAAGATCCTTAGCACCTTCGACAGCCTCACGGAAAGTGAGGAGCCGGTTCTTGTTCCGAATGCAGGGTTTGAGCAACTTGACAACGCTGAGAACCGCGGCTTCAACATCCTTCTCATCAGTAGTGACATTGACTGTCATCTGCTTCTTGTGAGCAAGGTGGAGCGGCGATTTGACTGTGCCGTCTGGCGCTGTGAAAGGCGCGAGGAGTGCCAGAGCCTTGGTAGGCTCTGAAACAGCTCCATACATTGGACTTTTGATGTATGCTGACTTTGATGGTTGTACAGCACGCACGGGCAGAACGTCGACGACGTCCATTCTGGACTCGTGTTTGATGACGATATCTGCCTCGATGTCCGCGTATTTG